GTTCCAGTGACTGTTAAAGTTGTTCCAACGACCACGTTGTCAGTAGCCCAACTTCCTGTTGTTCTGACAATAGTCTTATCACTAGCATCGAAAGTTAGATTGCCAGTGGCAGTAAGAGATAGTGTGGTTTTTAGTGGAATAGTATAAGCATCGCCACCGGCGTTACCAACAATCTTTATGGTTGTTCCAATATTGTTATTTGATAAAACTTTTAGTGTCGCAGGCATAAATTATCCCACCTTTACTGGCTTGATTGGCTTGGTTGTTAGCTTAGCCTTTTGTGACATAGCACGATTAGCATCATATTCACTACGTGATTCTTTCTTCTTTGGTGTATAACCAGCTGGTAGAGGAACCAATGACAATTCTTCAGTCAATGGAAAAATGTTCATGAACATTTCAGTAATGGTTTCTGCTGCTGTATCGACATTCTCAGAAAGGTTAGAAATTGCATCATAAACTTCTTCAGCACGACGACTTAGAACTCGCAATGCGAAAGGCTTAACATTTTCATTCAACTTGTCAAATTCAAAAGTGTGGACTCTCATTTTAAGAGATTCCATTACCTCATTCTTATATTCTTCTAATAGAGCATGATACTGTTCATTGTAACGTACTAGGTGACGCTTTGATTCTTCGATAACTTCATCATCGTCATCAAAATACCATTCATCATCTTCTTGTGTAACTGGTTCACGATCCTCTTCTGGAAGCTCATCCCAATTCTCACTCAAAGTTTCAATATCATTAACAGCATTTGCAAATTTACCTAGAGCTAGATAAACATCATCCTCAGACCAATCTTCTGCTACGAATTCGTCTTTATTGAATAATGAGAATCCAACTTCATCTCGAATCGAATCAATTCGATCAAGAATTTTCTCTTTCATGATTTCATCAAAGAGTTCTTTGGCTCTTTCTGTATTTCCATCAATTATACTCGAAAGTAGGTTTTCTGTATTCATTAGGGAACTCCCTGAAATTGTAATTGGTCATTTGAGTTAGCATAAGGATCTTGCTGCATGTTTCCTTGATCAAATCCTTGATCCTGTTGATTAGGGTCTTGCTGCATTCCACCCTGCATCATCATAGGATTCATGAAGCCATTTCTCTGATCTTCATCCATCTGCTTTTGCATTTCTTTTATTTCTTCGTCTGTCAATTGCAATACATTCTTCTTAATCCATTCTGAGCTAAAATATCGCCCAACATATGGATCAACTGCTTGCAACAACATCAAACGAGAATTCCAAAGATCCTGATTTTTTAATTCTGAGAAATAATTATCTTTCTGGAATCTGAACAGAATTTTTTCTTTGACATCATCCCATTCATCGGCTGGAATAATATTTTTAAGAATAAGCTGTGAACGAAGTAGATCAAAAAAGAGTTCAGTAAACTTACGACGAAGCTTACCAATAAACTTCTGGAACTTAACTTCATCCCTTGTAATTTCTGTACTTCTTCCAAGACTAAAACCAGTCTCTGGTAACATTCTTGAAACTGGAACATTCATAGCTTGATAAAGCTTTTTCTGGAAGTACATTACGTCTTCCATTTGTCCCAAATTTTGTCCGGCTGGTAGCGTTGTAATTTCTGTTCCCTTACCACCTTCACGGCGGGGCATCCAGAAATCTTCAAGCATGCTCATGTATTTCTTGTCGTCGCGAATCTCACCAGTCTTACCATCATAAACCAACTTGTTACGATAGTTGTTCATGATGTCTTTTACATACTGTTCGGCTTTAGCCTTTGGTAGGTTGCCAACATCAATGTAAAAAAATTCTACGCTCTGGGGCGCGACTTAAACGATAAATTACTACAGCATCTTCCAACATGTGCAATTGATTTGCAGGGCGAATAGCTTTCTGCAAATAGCTTAACACATTACCAGTATTTCCGTCGGTATATCCAGATGGAACATACACAACTGAATCTAACGATAATTTAACTCCCTGAACTGATCCTTGAATTTGTAAATTGTTAGGACCTGTTGCCGTTGCTCCAAAGCCATTTTCGGAATAAACATAATATTCCTCTACCGACTTAACAACTTCAACTCCTTCTGGAGTCTTATCCTTTTTAATCTCTACTACTTTACGAATCTTGGTACATTCAATAGGTCTTAATTCTTGAATACCAAGTTTAAGATTATTCTTATCGACTAGAACATTGTAGTACAGACGACCATCTACATACCATCGACGAAAAAGATCCGCAGCCTTTTCACTGAATTTCAACAATGAAAGAACTTCATCAAATTCGTCTTGAATTTTCTGTTTTAGTGAATCAGAATAATCAGTTAGGTTGTCAAGAACCAATTCAACAAGCGGAGTCTCATCCTCATATGGAATTGCTTCATTAGTGATGTCTTGAAGGGCTTCGTCAACTTCCGGATACAGAGAAATTTGGCGATACTTTTGTATCGCCTGAATTTCATTTTTGACTGTACCATCAATATCCATGTAGTACCCATAATACTGAGCAGTACTACCAGAGATATATGTTGTTCCATCATCAAGATCAGGAGCAACCACAGAAGGTAAAACTTTTGAGTCCTTCTGAGGTTTCTTCTTTAAATTAAACCCAAAAAAGTTTAAATCCATATCAAATAACCAATATTACTCACTTAAATGGAAGGACCAGGAAAACCAATACCACCCACATTAATTGAAGTGTTGATAAACCCAGAACTCTCAGCTTCCCAATGCTCGTAAATGAACTGTACTTGGAATTCTTCAACCTGATCATTCTGATTCATAGCAAGGTTGATTTCAGTAACATTAGTTGGGAATAGATGATAGAATGTGTACTTCTTCAATAGAGCGCCATTTCTATCTAACTGTTCGACTTCTGCTGTTGCTGTGTAAGCCAAATGAGAAGTTACACCACTGTTGTTTTCAACGCTAGCCATGATTTCTGCCCAATCTTCAAATGCATTACGCAATCCAAAGTTGGTATCATTAAGAATTGTAACCGCCCATGGACCGAATGCACGATCACCAGCTAGGGGTACCATACGACCATGATAATGAACTGGAGCAACACCAACCTGTGATGCAGGCAACGAAGCTGCAGTACAAAGGAATTGAGTTAACTGTGGGTAAACACCAGCATTAACAAGGCTAGGAAAATGTAAGAATACACGGAACTGGTTTGGACGTGCCCCACCACCGTATAGAGATGCTTTAAAAGCAGCAATTGACATATAGAAAATCTCCTTTAATGTATCTTAGTATTTATTAGCCGCCAATCTGATTAAATTGAACCACAGACTTCACTGCAACGAAGTTCAAGATAATGTAATTGATTGAGTATAGAGGCTTAATATAAATGTCTGCTACGAATTCATTACGAGCTACGACTTCTTCAGTGTTGTTAGATTCGTCACAAACGACACGGAAATCATCAATACCACGACGACCCTTTACTGTACGAAGGAAAGGATCAACCAACGCACGGAACTGAGCGCGAGTAAATGGATCGTTCAATTCAAACAACTGATATTTAGCTGCTTCTGAAATTGACTTCTCAAGGATGATGAATAGGCGACGAACATTGATGTGATCAAATGCACTTGCTTTCTTCTGTAGTGTCTTGTCACCAAATAGAATTGTACCAGAACCTGGGAATGTTACAACCGGGTTAATACCATTCTGATATAGCTCGTCACGATCAGCCTGTGAAGGATTAGTTGATAGCTTACTTACATTCTTAATTTGACCACGATTGTAACCTGCGGGTGAGAACCATGGCTCAGACTCAGAATCAGTACGGGCGCAAAGACCGGCGATATCACCATTCAATGGAATCCAACGATACTTCTGATTGTATACGTCAAACTGCCATTTGTAACCGCTATCCATTACTGCATAGCTATTAGCATTGACAAGATTACGATAATCAATAAGGTCAGTTACCATAGTTGTTTTATCTAAGTATGGACCATTGGTATCCTTAGGTGAAATGAATACTAGGCAATCTCTACGAACAACTGCAATGTTATCAATACAGTGGTTAATAACTGTCATACCATAATCGGAAGTCATGATAAATGTAAATGAGAACTCTTCAGGATTTGCAACAGTATTGTATGCTGCAATAGCTTCTGCATCACCAACAGTAGTGCCATCATTGCCGTCAACTAGGCGAAGAGCGCCGGCGCCGACAAACTCGTCGGCTGTGTCAAAAATCTTGAATTTCGAAGGTGTTGTACCTTCGAGATCGGAAATGTATTTGCCCCAAACAACTTCATCAGCGCCAGAAGTCAACACACC